TGTTATCTGAGCTATTTGAGCAGAACCATCTTGCTCGTAATCACTAGGATCGTTAGTGAAGTTATATATAATATTCTCTTCAAAAGCCACGTCTCTATGTATCTTAACATAGAACTTACCCTCGTGCTCAGTTAGATTGTGAATCTCTCTATGGTATACTTCTATTATGTAATTATCACTAGACGATAAAGTATCTAAGAAAGAAGCTTCAGAACCTAACGCTTCTTTCAATTCTATTTCATACTGTCTGTTAGTAGTCCCTATAAAACCACCCTTTTCAACTTCGTAATACTGTGTTACGTTACTACCTCTTCTTATTCTTATGTAACAGTCTTCTCTGAAAGCATCAAAAAATCCAGAATCTTCTGTCATTTTTGGGCCGTCAAACTTAAAAGTAGTTTCACCAGAAGACACAGCATCTACACTACCAACTGTTACTTCACTAGCTGATTCAAATTTTCTATGCGTTTTTACTGAATCTGGTACTTCATTGCTTATATCTAGAACTTTGTATCTAGAAACACCTTCAACAGCCTCGTCTGAATTATGTTTTTTCTTTAGTATTAAGAAATCATCTTCAGCGATCTTGTTTCTCTCAGCAGAGGGTATAGATAACCATATGTTACCGTCATCAGCAGCGTAGTACCTGTCTAATATGACATTGTAATACTCATTAGAAACGTCTTTAACATAATACTTAAAGTGTGTTGCCCAGCTAGGCGCATCTTGCCCAGAATCAGCCTTTATTTTATTTACCTTGCTAGACTTGTTTATGTCAACCTTTACGCTAGATGTTCTGTTGCTAAAAACAGGTGTTTCTCTACCGTTGGTATCTACGTAAACTATACCAACCTGGTAATTTCTTAAAGACTTTATGCTTTCCTCAGGTGTTTTTACACTAGTAATATCATTAGACTGTAATCTAACCGTTATGTCAACTTCGTCAGAGATATCATAACCTTGTACATAATTTCCATAAACCAACCTGTTGCCTATTATCTCTTGAGACTTTGCTTTTATAGGAACATTGTCATATGCTCTAAGAAGCTGGTTAGAGTCAACTAGGTTAACTATAATTTCACTTGTAATACTGTACGATGTTGTACTAGCAGGGGTTGATTCAACCACATAAACCTCATTGTTAGACGAGTCTTTATACAGTATTTCAAGCTTATCAACATCAGCTGGTGGTGTTTCAAAACCACTAAGCGTTAGTTTTCTAAGGTTGTTAATCATACCCTCGTTATACGCATCTACAGATCCGTATTTAAAATCACCAGGTACAAATACAGCGTTGGTGAAAGGTGAAAAACCAGATATCTCACCATCTACGTATCTCCATCTATAAGCGAATCTTGGAAAAGACAGCTCAAACATAGGTGGTTCTTCTTCTAATATACATGTCCACTCGTACTCTATATTTCTCATACCAGATGAGATAGACTGTATAGTACCAGTGACGTATCTGAGTAAAGAGCCAGTTATAGACGTTACTTTTATTCTTACTTGGTATTCGTCCTCAAAGTTGTTATCGTTTATTTCACTAGCGTTTAGTATAATGATATCGTTAGCTACCCAGTTTGGTGCATCGCTAACTGTAAACGAAACAGAGCTACCAACTTCTCTTGGTACATAATTACCATTGTATAACTCCGTGAAATTTTTACTAGTAGTTACGTAATTCAAGCCAGAACCAACGCCTGATCTTGTTGTAGAATCAGCTACATAATCAGGTCTAAGGTTTGGTTTCTTTTTTATAACGGTAACATCTGACGCTATAAAGTCTCTACCGTATACAGTCGTGTGATCTTGACCGCTTTGGTTTGTACCGCTTTTAAACCTTGATATTTTTATTTTTCTAGGTTCATTGAGATCATCAGTCCAGAGTAATATGTCATCAAACACGTTTACACCTGTTATAAAATTAGCTACGCTAAAGTTTAGAACACCGTTGTAGTCTATCAAAACAAAACTAACAGAGTCAGAAGACTCGTTATACTCTAGTATATAGTCACCGTTATCATCGGTTACAAACCAGTACAGCTTGTTATTTTGAGTATCCTTAACTACACCTATACAAGTAGCGTTAGTAAAATTTATCGATGACTGAGCTGTGTTACCAAGAACACTCTCTATAGCGCCAACATCAGACCCCTCTGAATCGCTTATTTTTACGTTTAAGGCATCTCTGTATTCACCATTTGGTACTAAGCGCTCATCGAGATCCTTGTTCATCTTACCCGATGTAAATACTCTCTTCAACTCTGGCATGCCTTAGTGTTTTATCTGCTTAGACTTACCTCTTAATGTTTGAGTTAACTCTTCTAGCTTGATGTTTGATAATCTAAGTTTAGCGTTTCTTTTTGCCGCAAACTTTTCTTTCTTAAATCTACCAATAATATACTCAGGTGTATTAGCTCTAGTAGATAAAATAGCATGAGCGATGTGCTTGTAAACTGCTTCTTCAACAAACTTATGTACTTTCATCTCAGAGTCTGTAGCAACTGAATCGCTTATGTATTTTATAGTGATTGTTTGACCAACCATCTCAGAACCAAAATGAACTTTACTTTTTATATCATCAATGTAAAAAGTACCGTTGATCTGTGCATACTGTGGATCAATACCAAATCTACTGCCGTATGTTGCATCAAACTCAGGTGCATCATCTGTCGCCGTATTGTCTGTAGTACCAGCCTTGTATTTAGTCCATGTATCTGAATCTGAAGCCAGCACTAAATTACCACTACCATCAAACGTGTAGTCATAATTAGCCGCTTGTACAATAGCTGATGGATTAGATGTTTTATGTGCTGGGTAAAGTATTCTCTCTATACCAGAATCATCTAACCAAGTAAACTTAACATAGTTTACATAGTCGTGCGGGAGCGCCATCGTAAGTGACGGCGGTATTTCGATTTCATAAGACTTGTACGATCTGAGCGTGTCATAACTAAGTTCCTGCAAAGCCCTATGTGCGTGAAATGCCACATCAGTTCTCTTTATTTTAGATATTATCTTGTCTTCACCGACATAAGCAATTATAAAGTTATTGATGAGATCGTCTACGCTTATAAACTGATACCCACCAAAGTCGGACCCGGTGTAATAATCTTCTTGTGTTCCTGTAAACAATCCCATTTATTATTGCTTTTCTTCTTGTGTATCTCTAACTTCTTCTTGTGTAGCTAACTGGTAAATGCTGAGGTCTCTAATCTCAACACCACAGAGAGCGAGTATATTAATCACCACGTCAGTTTCTTCTGATGGGTGTAGTTCAAAATCAACAGAACCAGTAGCTTTATACTGCGCGTTACCTAAAACAGTGTTGTAGTTCCATATAACTTTTGCTGGTTTCTTAATGTAGTTGATTGTAACAGTTTTACTGTTGTCAAACTCATTGCTACCGTAAACCTTGAAACCACTAGTATCTTTAGTGTATATAGGTCTTGAATCTGATGGCTTAGCAATTGGTGACTGAGCTATATACAAGTATTCGTTCTTATTTACTCTCTCAACTTCTTTGTTAGAGTATATCAAAGTACCAACTCTGTATAGATCGCTAGGAACCTGAAAGTAACCAGCGCTGTAAGATAGTGTTCCAGTTTTCTCAAACTCACTTATCTTTTCGTTTAAGTTATCAAGCATGTCAGAATACTCGGTATCATTACCGTGTAGTCTTCCAAACTGATTTATATCATAAAAGTACTGCTCGAAAATATCAAGCTGTACTTGGTTGGCAAAAAGGTTGAACTCTTCTGGTGTCACATAACCTCTTTGTTCTTTATTGAGTATCGCCAGTACCCTTTGGTATACAGTATCTACGCTTATTGCCATTGTTTATCTTTTTGTTGAAGGGGTGACCTATTATATAAATCACCCCTCAACCATTTATTTCAACCTTTTTTCGATGTTTTGGTAAATTTCAATACCATCATCGGTTTTAAAGAAGGCTGCTAGTGCCGAATATGGGTTTTCATCAAACGGTACAGTCATAACTTTTCTACCGTTACTTGCCCAATTAAACGTACGTTGATCATCACCTAGTTTTAGTATTCCAGCTTCTACAGCTCTGATACCAAAGTTTCTAATCTGAACGTTTTCATCATTAGCTAATTCTATCAACAAACTAGGGTTTCTTTTAGCAAACACCATGATGTCGCGTTTAAGTTCCTTAGATGTCATCTCATTGACCTTAGAACCGTATTCTACTCTTAGTATCGCTTCAGCCATGTCTAAATCCATGCCTGCCGCTAAATTAAGAGCGTTTAGCTCGTTCTCAATGTAGTCTAGCTCATCAACAGCTTCTTTGACAGCATCAAACTCTGAATATAGTGTATCTCTCAACGGGTGATACAATGATAGCAATTTCTGCAAAGCTTGATTTTGTCTTGGTACAAATAAAGTACCATCTCTAAAAATAATATGAGCCAAGGTAACTGGTCCTTCTTGTTCATCAGCGAACGGAGAAGGCATGTTTGTAGCATACCTTAGTTCTCTTTGATAACCTCTTTCTTCATCAAACCAAAGTAAAGGTCTCTTTTCAGTGTGACGTGATGGTAATGTCATCACAATCGGTTGCTTATTACCAACTAGGTAATAAACACGGTCTTTCATTTCCCAGCTAGTTGCTGGTTGTTTTGTTTTAGTTGCCATAATATGATATTATAAAAAAGAGTAAGAATTACCCCCGTCCGAAGACGAGGGCAAAATCTTACAGTTATTACACTTCTTATGCAGTAGTGTCTTTGAACAATACGAAGTTGTTCGCGCCTTGAACACACAAACATCTTTCAGATAGCATGTGTACGTTCATTTCATCAATGTCGCTAGTGTAGTTACCACCAACAGAACCAGTGATCCAAGACTTCATGCGACGATCGTCAGCTTCAGAAGCGCGGTAACGAACGTGCAAGAATGGACGCTGGATGTTTTTACCCAAAGTTTGGTCGTATACAGTAGAAACACCTGCTGGAACCAAGATACCGTCGATGTCACCAGTCAACCCACGAGTTGCAGCGTCATTCAAGTATTTCCAGTCAGTTTTGTAGAAATCGTAAGAACCACGACGGAAACCAGAGAAGCCCAAGTTCAATGCCATGTCTTCGCTGTTTTCGAATACTCCGTAAGAAGTACCACCTGTTCCGTAGCTGTTAGCACGAGCCAACATGTTGTCCATAGCCAAAGAAGTACCACGATCTAAGAAAAGCATGTTTTCTTCGATAGCACCTTGCTTGTCAAGTTCTTGAAGAACGATATCAAACTCACCCAAACCAGTCAAACCAGTAGAGTTGTTGAAGTCGTGATCATTGAACTGAAGACCTCTGCTTTCAACAGCAGCGAACAAACCTTCAGTACCACGTACTGTAGCACCAGAAGCGTCAGTGATACCAGAAGAAGCTGTAACTTTTTCTGCTTCAACCATAGTCATTTCCAAGTAGTCTTCGAAACGTAGACGAGTCTCGTGCTCAGACTTCAAGTACCACAAGTAACCAGAAGTACCCAATTCAGAAGTAACTTCAACCCAACCGATCTGAGCAGTGTCAGAACCATTGATGTTGTACTTATCTTTCATGATGATTGGAGAGTTGCTGAACTTTTGGAAACCTGCATCGATTGATCCAGACATTCCAGCAGCACCTTTTCCAAACTCAGAACCGAATACGAATACTTTCAAGTCTGGGTTAGTACCAGAAGCAACGAAAGTAGATGGCCAAGTGTCGCTATCGTATGGGTATGCTTCGATGCTGTTAGTAGAAACAGACTTAACAAAAGCACGTACAGTAGTAACACCAACAGCTACAACGATAGTTTGGTTAGCGCGGATAGCGTGACCAGTGATGTTGATAGTGTTGTCAGTAGCGTCGTTGGCAGTAGCAATAACCGCGTCGTTGTAAGCAACGTGCAAACGGCCTTGTTCTGTCCATACAACTTCGTCAGAAGCCATTGGCATTTCAGCACCAACCATTCTCAAGAAAGATGAGATAGATCTGTTACCGTAACGCTCTACTTCTTTTTCGTAAACTTCAGGCAAGAATTGTGAAGCGAAGTTGAAATCGTTGTCTGCAAGAGACAAGTAGTTCTTATCGAACAATGTTTTTGTTGGGGACGGAGTTAACCCTGCTGGGTATGCCCCCTGTGATGCAAAACTCATTTTTTAATGTGTTTAAGTTTATTTTCTAATTTTCACACGCAGTCTACCTGAATCATCCCCACTAATCGCTCTAACCTTAAAGCCGCCAACTTGTGTAGTCTGCTCGTGAGTACCTCTAGGACTCATATCAACATTCTTAGAACGTTGCGAACTTTCCTTCATCGCGTCAGCTTTACCTTGTTGGTAAAAGTGATTAGCCACAGCGTCTGCGTTCATCGCTGTAAATAAGGCTTTATGATAACCCTTAGCATCCCCTATAGTATTGTCATTACCCAAAAACTTTTTGGTAAAATTACTAATGTCGCTTTGAGTCTCTTTGACCCTACCAGCATCCTTGACATTAAAACGGTATTTCTTGTCGCCTACTTGATATTCAAAACCTTTGAAATCTTGGCTAAAGACCTGTTCAGTCTTCTGTGTAAATACCGATGCTTGCCTTTGTGCTAGCTTGGATGATTCCTCATTTTCTTTTTGGTAACGATTGAAAAAATCAACCGCTTTTTGCTGGTCTGGCGTTAACCTACTACCAGCTTTAATCTCATCGTAGTACTTGCTCTTCATGTTGTTCAAGTGCTCCTTAGCACGCTGAACCTCTTCTTTGTAGAGTAGTTTCTTACGTTTAATCTCTCTTTCGTCATCTAACTCCTCGTCGTAAGAGTAGCTGTCTTCAATCAAGAAATTAATCTCATCGTCATCAAGGTGTGGTTTAGTCACCTTGTAATATTCTTGAACAAGTTGTTGTTCATCAAGCGAGTCAACATCTTTATTTAACCTAACGTAGTCTTCTAATGAACCACCAGTCTCGTTCATGAACTCAACTAGCTTTTCTACGTTTTCAGGTAAATTAATGTTTACCTTTTCTTCTACTGTTTCTGTAGGCTCTGGCTCTACATCAACATCTTCAGCTTTTGTTTCAGTAACCTCTTCGTCTGTTACTTCTTCGAGCACCCGTACTTCTTCAACGGGCTCTCCGTCATTTTGTACGGACTCATCTTCGCTGGACTCTTCCCGTACTTCGCTGGGCTCGTCGCTTGCTGAGTTATCGGCTGTGGGTTGCTCTGACACTGGCAATTCATTGTCGGGCATCCGCACCCCGGTTTCTTCGGCATTTTCGCTTGATACATTTTCCTCTTGTTTAAAGTTTCTTAAGTCAACTCGGATGACACCATCATCCTCGTATTTTGCCTGGACTTTTTCCTCCTGGCTTACAGTGTTTTCTTCTTCCATGTTAAAATAAAATATTAAAAGATACTATTAGTTATATTACCTAGGTTCAAAATAACCTAATCCCATCCCTCCGGTCAATGTATCGTTGCCAGATGATTCAAAATCTTTAGGTGGTTTGTTGTTCTGTCTTTGGTCTATTAATTCACTTTGTTGTGAAGCTTGGAGTTTAGTTCTCTTATCTTTCCTATCCTCCTTGTATTTTTCGTTTTCCTTTTGCTTTTCTAGGTCTACGCCTCTTAACTGCATGTTGTACTCAAACTCTTTAGCCATAAGCTCTTTCTTGATCTGAGCCTCTGTCTGTAGCTTCTGCATATCTAGCTGAGACTGCAGTTGAGCAAGTTGTGCCTTGCCTTGGCTAATAACCTGTTGTTTCTGAGCTTCTGCTTGTGCAACAGCTTGCTGTGTCTGAGCGTTTGCTTGAGCCTGAGCCTGCATGTTTTGCTGAGCCATTTGCTGATCCATCTCTTGCTTCTTACGTCTACGTAGCTTTAGCAACTGGTTTGCTAACTTAACATTCTTTATCTCTCTAACGTCAATAGCGTCTTCAAGGTTTATAGACTGTTGAGCAAGTGCTTGTTGTATATTGTTTTCAAGAAGTTGCTTTTCCTCTTCATCAGGTGCTAATTCTATGAATATACCAAAATCATGGATATGTAGGTCTGTAAGCTCATCTAGTATACCAACTTTATGCGCACCTATTTTGTTTATCAAAGCTTCACGCATTGGTGAAAACTCTAGAACATCTGATACCATCAAAGATAAGCCCTCTGCAAGCTCAGCTGTTAGGAACAAGCTAGACTGTAGTATGTGTCTTGTAGCAGTATTAGAATTTGCAGCAGCAAGTTTCTGAACACCTACAAGAGCGTTTTTGTCAGGCATAGAACCATCACGAGCTTCATTTAATCCAGTTACATCACGGATCATTTGCAAGTAATAGTTATATGTGCTTATCAAAGCTTGTATTTTTTGTCCTCCAGCACCAGAAGTTACCTCTTGAATAGGTACTTTACCAGGGTTCATATCACCATCTGATGTGAATGAACGCCCTATGATACTACCCGTTTGGAAGAACATGTTAAGCGCCTCCTGTGGATTATAGTTTGTCCCGTTACCAAGATCAATTTCAGCAAGACCATCAGCATCGATGTAGATACCATCTGGCACCATACGCGTTAACACTTGTTGTAATTTCAAGTGTGTAAGCTGAATCATATCAGCAAAACCAGTGATTCTTGAAACTAGAGACTCAATACGGCCTTGGTACATGCGTGGTGCAACCAAACTGTAGTTCATCTTAACTTTAGTATCATCACTCTTTGGACGCATCATATTCTTAGCCATCTCCCATTTTAACAAGATGTCTGTACCTAGAATAAGAGCTCCTTCGTATAATACCTCTAGTGATCTTGATATCTTACCAAAGCTACCTTCAAGATCTGCTGGTGGATCAAACTGATCGTCTTTGATTATAATCTTACTAGCACCCGTTGCTGTTTCTTTAACCTTGTAAACCTCGTTCATGTAGGTCTTGTAGTTAAAGTACAACACTTGTACAGTGTTAGCATCAATAGTATGATTGTTTCTTGGTGAGTTACTGTAGTGACCTCTGTCGTAGATACTCTTCTTAAGTATCTCGTCTAGTTGATCGTCGGTGAGTTCTGGAAACTGTTTCTTTAATTCATTAACAGGTACGTTCTTTACCTCTCCAACATAATATATATCATCAAAATATGGTGACTCAGAAAAAGAGTACACCATTGCTGATGGGTCAACGTATTCTACTTTAATACCTTCAGACGTGTTAAATGTATTTTTAACACATGCCATACCAAGAACAGTGAGATCATAATTAAGTCGTTTTCTTATGTTTTCGTACTTATTATCCTCTAGTATTGTTCTTATAGCCTGCTCCTCAGCTATCTCTACACCTTGCTTGTATGTGAGCTGCATATGTAGCTCTAGCTCTTCCATACTGTCGGGTAGTTGCTCTTTTGGGTTTTCGTATAAACTAACACCAAAAGCTTCTTCAGCAAATTCAGATAATTCTCTGGTTTGCATATCCTTTAACACGGACTCCATGTACTGTGTTCTTTTAGATACACCATATGGATCCTGTGCAAATGCTTTTATATCATAAGTTCTCTCAGATATACCGTTTACAACAATATCTACAAACTTTGGTATAATAGGTACTGGTTTCCAGTCTAAGTTTAGGTATGATAAATCACCGTTAATTGATAATTCATCTTTATATTTCTGGATAGACTGCTCACCACGGGCATATTGTCTTCTATTATGAAACGTTTCTTGGTTACTATGGAAACGATAAACGCCACCGTCCCTTTTAAACCATTCGTCCTCGATCGCTTTAGCAACCTTTAGCCCATATTCTGAGCTAACTTTTTCTAAATCACTAGCTACTTGGCTAGGAAAATAACTCTTTACAACTGACTCAGCCATAATTTTTTATTATCTGCGATGTAGAACCGCTGTTTTTATATCTTGCAATACCTAGATTTATAGCTCTAGTGCCTCTATCTGGTATTGGTTTATACAAATGCCTATTACAAGCCATAATCGCTAAACCAGAGCTAATAGAAGCATCGTATTTAGTTCGCTTATTGATATCAAATCTACTCCAATCATTAAGCGTTCTATTAAGGTACATAGTACCGTATGTTCCATCTTCAAGCTGACCAACGTGTTTCTCGATGTATGTCTCGATAGCAGCGGCGTGTGCTTGCTTTATATCCTCACTCGTGTTCGGTATACCACCTATTTCTTTCTCTGTAGTAGAAAGCTTGTTCCATACCTTATCTGGCCTGTTCATTGAGAAACCCCTGTAACCTCTTTGTTTTAAGAAGTATAACAACCTGGGTTTGTTGTTCTCTGCTAACACAGGCATACCATAAAATACTAGAGCTTTTAGTATATCCTCAAAAAATATCTCAGCTGTTTGAGGTCTAGCTACATATTCAAGAAAAAAGTGGTTTGGAGGGGCGTTTTCCATCGAGAACTTGGTTAAACCATGTAGTGCACCATTTGAACCCTTACCATCAACTGTACCGCTAATATCGTAAGAGTCACATCCAAACGCACCAATATGTTCATTTCCAGGATACTTTACTCCATTTTTTATAATCACTCGATTTTGGAGTTGTTTATCTGGAACCCAAGAAATTATAAATCTTCCTTTAGGATCTGGTGAAAAAAACACCTTAGTATCTTTAACTCCATTTTCCCAATGAAAAGATCCACGAGTTATTAAACCATCTCTTGATATACCCTCATTGAAGTCTATCTGATCATATATTCTAGCTAAGTTGAATATACTGTTCTTAGTTTCATCTCTAAAAGCGTGCTCTTCTGAACGAGGAAACTGTCTATAGAATTCATTTAAAGCGTCTTGATCGCCCTTTAATCCTTCGGCTTCGTTCTCCCAGTTCTCGATAACACCGATATCAATTGGCTCTCCATATGGTCCTTCAGCCTCTTGTTCGGGAGTGTCAAATACGGGATTGCCATACTTGTCAATGAATCCCTCATAGTTCCACTCCATCGGTATGAACAAGCTGTACAGACCAGATCTTGTCTGCCCATTTTTATTTCTTTGTGTGACGTCTGAGTCGTAATACAACTTCTTGAAGTTCTCGCCACCTTTATCTAGAGCGTTTGATGTAGAACCCATCATACATTTCCCGATAATCCTAGAACCTAGTCTAAGACAAGTCTTTGTAACGCGCCAGTTATTGAGTATATTATCTGGTCTTTCCCACTTACCACTTTCATCGTGTACAAGTAGCTTTAACTTCTCACCATCGTAAGAGTTATCACCAGTATTCTTCCAGTCGATCGTAGTGTCTAGACCTTCTAGTATCTCGTCGTCTGTTTTCTTTATGTTTTTTCTAGTTAGTTTCGATGCTGGAACCCTATACGCTAGTTCAGATTTAGGTCTGTCCATACCGTCTTGTATAGGTTTGAAAAAGAAAGGATAGTTCACAGATATAGGCACAACCTTATCGGTAAACATTTTCTTGGCATCAGCACCTGATTTAGATAGTATACCAAACCTAGCATCAGAAGAAATAGTAGCTTGGTTCACGGTCTCAGAACTAGACATGAATGAGAAACCACTACGTCTGTTCTTTAGGTAACACATACCATAAGATCTCTTATCAGCTTTACAAGCCTCCCAGAATATGAAGAAAAGCCTATTAGCCTCACGAAAATCAGGGTGACCAACATCGATCTTTGTCCACTGAAGGTACATGTAATGTGTACCAGTTATATACGTGGGTACACCGTTGTTTTTAAACCAGAAACCGTTTTCCCTACGATTAAACTCTTCATCGATGTATTCTTCCCATCGTTCTTTGAAATCATCAGGGTAATCTTTCCAGTCAAAAACACTCTTAATATTTTTTAACTCTTTTGGGTATTCAAATGGTTGCCATCTGTTTTCTTCAAACTCGTGAACGTTTTTCTCTTTTGGCAATGCTATACACAAATTCTGTATCTCGTAAATATCACCTATCTCACCGGTTTTACTGATCACAATAAAGTCAAATTCTTTATTATAACCGTACTCCCATTTTTTAGCGCGATTATATCTCTTAATCGTGCTCTGCTTTATAGGCTCTACTTTTTTATACAGTGTTTGCTCGTACATTACTTAGATCTTCGTTCGGCAAAACCAGAGAAAGATTTTTTCTCTTCTTTTTCAACTGGTTTATTTTCTAGTATAGCCTCTTCCTCAGTTATTCTATTGAGTATTTCTAAGGCGTCTAGTATAGCCAGTTTTTTAGTAGCTGCGGCATTTTTTAGACGGTCTGCGGAAACATCATCCTCTGTATTAGTTATAATAGGTTCTTCAGCAACTTTTATAAGTTCTTGAATAGCCTTACGACCAGCTTGGATTATACTCTTTTTTGTTTCCTTTATGTCCATAATCTATGGTTATAGCTGCGGAGAGAACACGGTATAAACGTTCACCATCTATCACAAATTCGTATTCACTCCGGGGTGTGAATCCTACTAAATCGCCTTGCTGCAGACCCTGCGATTTAAGGTCATCACCCAACATTTTAATCACACCAATATGTGGTTGTTCTTTATCAACAGACCACATGTCTTCAGACTCTACTGGTTTTACAAAACAAAAACCATCTAAAGCCATCCATTCATCATTTCTCTTGTAAGCGAAAACCTGGTCTGGCTTACATAGATATGTATCTTCATCGAAGAAACTTCTACTGTTTTTTTCGTTTCCCCTAACATCGTAGAATCTTCTAAAAACATTATGATGTACTATGACATCATCTCCAGGCATAACACCGCCACAGTCTCTCAGAGGAGCTCCTATGACAGTGCCTACCCTGTTAACGTACCTATGATCTTGCAGATCGGTATTAAGTATAAGCTCTTTACCGTCTAGATCCTTCTTGTTATTGGTTCTGGATCCTTTTGGTTTGATAACAAAGTCAAAAACAGATCTCATTAATACTCTAAATTGTACTCAACGGCTATACCCATGTTCTTGTTGAAATCTTTCCAGGGTATAACAGTATTATCTTTAGAAATATAGATACTAAATCTATCGTTTTCTTCTACGATACTAACGATACTATGCCCTCCATAGACCTCTTGGCCTACGGAGTAGTGCATAGCTTCGTTCTTATAATCTCTACCGATGCTGATCTTTCTAATCAGCTTATCCATTATTCAGTAACTTCTTCAGCTTCCTGAACAACTTCTTCGTACTCACCGTTTTCTAGGTTAACAGTGATCGAACCGTACTCTTTCTCTAGTTTTTCTTGCTCAAGCTTTAGAGCTGCTTCCAACTCCATAACTTGAGATACTAACTGAGACTTTTGGTACTCTAGATCACCTAGTGCACCTTTAGCGCGGTTAAAATTAGAAACTGCCTCGCGTACTGCTTGCAATTCTTCTTCTTTGATTTTCTTAGCTTGTGCCATCTTTAAATAATTTTATTTTATATCCTATCAAATATAATACTATTATTGCAAACTATGACAAAAAGTCTTACGCGTCTGTTGCTCCATCAAAAGAATCAAGAGTCTTTAGGTAAGTGTATGCTTGCGCAAGCACGTTATCAGAAGACGTCCAGTCTGGAGTAAAGCTATACTCTGCTTGAGTCAATGCTTGAGCGTGACCCGTACGTGCTGCCTCGTCTACATAAGTCTTGACGGTGAAGTTAGCAATCATGTCTTTTTGCCAAGCGGTGGTTACCACTGGTGGGACCGGGTTGCCGTCCGCATCTGGTTCCTGCTGTTCAAAGCTGGTCGCCTCATACTCGTGCACATGGTAGCGTAAGTCAGAGATGTTGTGATAAGCGTCAGCGAACGTGCTGCCAAACTTTTCAAAGGATTTTTCTAAAGCCATTTTTGTTTTTGTTTATTATTTACAAAGTTATTAATTATCTAGCAAATGCTAATCTGAACACAGTGTCGTCACTTAACGTTACTATAGCTGCCGCCTGATCATTGCTAAACACAATACTAGATATACTTAGTTCTGTGTCATTACCCTCTATAAACGCAGGCACGCCGGCGGTTAATCCAGTTATCTGCTCAGCGGCAATACTCAAAGCACCTTGATGCTGTGTTACACTTGACTGACTAATACGGGCATTAGCGAATGTACCGCTGGTGACTTTAGAAGCAGCTAAGCTTGGAATACGAGCAGTACCCAAAGTACCGCTGGTAATTTTAGAAGCGTCTAGGTTAGGCACAGAAGTTAGGTATCCTGCACTTGCGTGGTTTCCCCATCCGTATGCAGTATCCCAGTTGCCGCTGTTATATCCGGAAGCTGTAATACTTCCTTGTTGTACAGTGTTTCCTCTATCGTCTACATACCAACCCACACCGAAGCTTCCGTTGTTAGTAGAGTTTGTAGCTAGGAATTCAGCACGACCACTGGCAACATTAAATCTTAAAGCCACACCAAAAGGAATGTTAGAATTACGCTTTCCATAGTAATGACCAGACTCATGAACGTTACCTCCGATACCACTACTTGCATAGCTTATGCCTGGTTCGGAAGTCCACATTACTAAGTTACCGCTGTTCTCGCTAGTACTATCACCATTGTGATTATAAGCGATAACCATACGAGCATCGTTGTGACCTGCTTGTACTTTCACTTTACTTCCCGCATCAATAGTACTGGTGGTCAACGCTGTGCCTTCTTGATAAGGAGTATACCCTAGTGCGTCAGTAACAGAGGTAACATATCCAGCGCTAGCATGGTTGCCCCAACCGTAAGCGGTGTTCCAACTGTCTACTGTAGCTTGAGACATGTTCTCTGTTGTCCAGTAAGTCCACGGTCCTCTAAAAGTACCGCCCTCTAGACGAGAGTATTGAGGTACACCCCAGAAAGGCATGATGTGAACAGTATTGTAGTAGCTACTTCCATCACCATGGTTTCCTACAAAGTAATTAGCCCATCCAGTATATCCAGCAAACGTTCCAGACTCTTGGTTAAATGAGAAACTGTTATTTCCATATCCACCTCTATCGGACAACTGACCTGCGTAACCACTTGTGTTACCACTACCAGTAATATAACCCGCTCCGTTTGTAAGTTGGTTGTTGTTTGATGGTATAGTAGGCAGATCATTTAAATCGTTATAGCTGTGCGTATGTGAACTCGGAGTAAACGTAGAAGGCTTTCCGGTAACATTATCCCATGCGACAGCACCAGCTGACCCCGCGTAGTTTACAGACTGCTCACCAATGTTTCCGCTATGAATAAGGTATTTCCATCCGTACCAATTACTACCACCCCAATTCGTTCTAAAATATATAGTGTCAGTAACACCAGCATTACCCCTTGAAGCGGTATGAGGGACATACCACTGAAGCTTCATACTGCTCATATATGTGGATTGAACCACACCGTATGTATAAGCACCGGTTGGAATATTGCTTCCCTCGTTAATAGCGTGTACCTCCTTATAGTACGTTCTATTAGTAGTAGGCATTAATGCATCAAAGTCCGGACCTCTAGAAGTGTTGCTATCTATTCTAAAATAACGATCATCGTGTGTGTGTGATGAATCAGCTTTACCAGCAATAGCGTTAGTAACCGTTGTAGAGAAGTTAGCGTCATCTCCCAATGCCTCAGCTAATTCATTAAGTGTATTTAATGCGCCAGGCGCAGAGTCTA